TTAATCCGTAGGTTGCGGGTTCGAACCCCGCGGGGCCCACCCCTCCCGCCTGGCCAGCAGCTGCAGCGGGTCCATGCCCCAGGCCGTGGCGATCAAGTCGATATCGGCCAGCCGCCAGTGACGCGCCCCCGACATGCGGGTGCTCACCCAGGCCGGCGACACCCCCAGCTCGGCCGCGAGCCGCCGGCCCGACCACCGCCGGCGTGCCGCCTCCGCCCGGACGTTGGACGCCACGTCGTCCTCCCAGGTCAGAGCCAGGGCATCATCGTTTGCGTGTTGTGTGCTCATGCCCGCGATCTTACCCACAATGAGACGGATTGCGATACATGCAACATCAAACCGCACCGGCGTGTCTCCGCTGTCTGTATCGGTTTCCGTAGCATGGTGCACACATGGCAAACGCAACGCAGAGAAACGAACCACCCACCACCGCCCCTCGCCCGGAGGCCGAGCCTGACCGGGCCGACAACCCGATAGCCGAGGGCCTGCGCGTCATCCTGGCCCGCCGCCGCCTGGTGCACTCCCAGGTGGCCGCCCGAGCCGGCATGACGCCCACCCAGCTGTCCAACCGGCTGGCCGGCCGTACCGAGATCACCGCGGCCGAGCTGCTGCGCCTGGCCGAGGCCATCGGCGTGCCGGCCACCCAGCTGCTGAACTACAAGTCCGAGCTGGCCACCCGATGAGCGGCACCGACCCCTACGCCGCCATTTCCGACCAGAACCTCCTGGACCTGTGGTTTACCGGCTTCACTGGCGGTTACGCCACGGCCCTCGCGGGCCTGGGCATGGACGAGGATGCCGCCCAGCGGCAGGCCACACACGTGGCCTGGGTTGCCAACAACGACCCCGCCACCCGCGAGACGATCCTGCACCGCACGAGGCGGGCACCCCAACACATCAAGCGGTCCGACCAGCCCGTGGAGTGGCCCGCTCCCCTCCGGCCAGCACCGGGAGCGGACCAGTGATCCCCGCCGAGCTGCTGGGAGCTGCGCTCATCATCGTGCCTGTCATGGCCCTGGTGGTCGCCGCCGGCGTCGCCATGGCCGACGAGCTGGGCCTGGGTGCCGCGTTCGTCATCTGGCTGACCTCATCCGCGCTCACGGCGTGCATCGTTGCCGGCGCGTGGCTGCTGGGAGATGTCCAGTGATGGCCTGGCAGGACGACGATCGCCATATGCCGCCCGAGTACCACCACGAGGCGCGGGGCCGGCTGCGGCCGGCCTGGGACGGCATCGTGGGCTGGCTGCTGGTCCTGGCCGGCCTGGTCGCCGTGTCCGCCGCCGCCCAGCACCTGCCCGTCAACGGTGCCGACCTGGTGGCCCTGCTGGTCACCGTGGCCGGCCTGGCCCTGGTCGCCCGGCGGATGGGAGGCCCGGACCGGTGAGTCACGTCATCATCGCTGACCCGCCTTACCCTCCACGTCTGCGCCGAGTGGACGACGGCAAGGGCGGCAACACCATGCGCGCGAGCCGCTACTACGGCAACGCAGACCGCTACCCCGCCGAGTTTCACCCCGAGGCCCGGAAGTGGGACGACCCAGCGACCCACCGCGCGCTGCTGGAGCACCTGGAGGCCAGCAGCGACGGGTGGGCCATCGCCACCACCCCCGATGGCATCGCCGCCTATGGCGAGCTGCCCCGCGGCGTCCGCATCCTGGCATGGGTCCGACCCAACGCCGCACCAGGTGGCAACCGCCTGCGTGGCTGCTGGGAGGCCGTCCTGGTGCGGCAGATCGAGGGCCGACACCGCGGCCGCGGCCAAGTGTCAGACGTGCACGTGTCGGCTCACCCGCGGGCCGGGTTCGTGGGTTCCAAGCCCCCGAGCTGGACCCGATGGGTACTTGACGCGGTGGGATTCGACCAGGCCAGCGACACCGCGGCGGACCTGTTCCCAGGATCGGGTGCAGTGTCCGCGGCGCTGGCTCAGACCACCCTGGAGGTGCATCTGTGAGCACCGAGGCAGTGGCGTGGGCACTCCGCGCTGACCTGACCGGCAAGCTGTCCGCCGAGCACCGCCTGGTGCTGGTGGCGCTGGCCGACCACGCGAGCTACGACGGCACCGGGGCCTGGCCGTCCAAGGCCCGCCTGGCCACCCGGCTGGGCAGCTCTGAGCGGTCCGTGCAGCGTGCCCTGGCACGCCTGGAGGCCCTGGGCCTGATCGTGCGCGGTGACCAGCGCATCGTCTCGCACGTGCCGGCCAACCGCCGGCCCACGGTGTGGACGTTGCGCCTGGGGTCGAGGGCCAACCACGACGAGCCCAAGGACGAGACGCCGGCCCTGGTGGACCAGGTGGACGACCCCAGGGGAGACACCAGTGTCACCCCTAAGCCTGTGGATAACCCCACTCCTGGGGAGACACCTGTGACACCCAGGGGAGACACCTGTGGCACTCCAGGGGAGACACCAGTGTCTCCCAAACCAAAAACAGAACCATCAACAGAAACCCCACCCCCCAAACCCCCCGCGTCACCGACGACGCGCTACCGGCTGGAGCCGTGCGAGCACGGCCAGCCCGGCGGGGCCGACCGCCACCCCCGCACCGGCAGGCCGATGTGCCCCCTGTGCCGGCGAGCTGAGAGGACCAGCGCATGAGCACCACGACCATGACCACCGACGAGGCCATCAACCGCCTGGCCACCATGACTGACCAGCTCACCGCGCTGCAGCGGCAGCTGGCCGAGCAGCTGGCCAGCAAGCCCGACGACCCCAACCGCGCCACGGTGCACACCGCGGTGGTGCAGGCCCACACCGCCCTGGCCCAGGCCAAGACCCAGCTGCACGTGGCCGTCTGCTACCTGGACCTGCCGGCCGACCTGGCCCTGTCCCGGCTGGACCGCCTGGACGGCCAGCGATGAGCAAGCGGTGGGGTGGCAGGCAGGTGGCCAAGTACCGCGCCCTGGTCATTGAGCTGTACGGCACGCGCTGCTACTGGTGCAGCAAGCCCATCGACCTGACCCTGGCCTACCCGCACCCGCAGTCGTTCAGCATCGAGCACCTGCAGGCCAGGTCCAAGGGTGGCCACGTGACCGACCCGGCCAACATGAGGCCGGCCCACCTGGTTGAGAACACCAGCCGAGGCAACCGAGAGGCACCGGCCCGGCCGGCCCGGACCAATCCGTCCGTTTTCTCCGGCGGCTGACCCCCCGGAAGCCCCGCCCAGCTTTCATCTATCTACCCAGGCCCCACAAAAAAACGGCCGAAAGGAGCAGGAGAATGACCGAGCAAAACAATGATTGGATTCCGACACTGCCCGGTATCACCCTGCCCCAGCTGGGACAGTCCGGGATCGAGGCATCCGCCAGGGCCACACTGGCCGCCCTGGACCAGTCCGGGCTGCTGGAGCCCCGGCACGCGCTCACCTGCCAGGTGGTCCTCGAGCTGGCCCGGTCGGTCGGCACCGGGCTGCAGGCCGGCAAGGTGACCGTGGCCACGGCCACGCTGTCCAAGCATCTGCTGGAGGCCATCGAGAAGCTGCCCCAGCCGGTCAACGTGCCCGCCGGCGAGAACGCCCTGGCAGCGTTCCAAGCTGAGGTCGAGCGGGCCGCCAACGAGGGCCACGGGTGAGCGGCCCGGCCGCGCCGGCCAAGTACGCCACCCCGCGCAACCCGGCCAACCGCACCCAGGGGCCGGCCTGCGCCGCGGTGTCGGCCGGCCTGGGCCGCCCGTTCATGCCGTGGCAGCGGCAGGTCGCTGACACCGGCCTGGAGATGATCCCGGCGGCCAAGCCCGGCACCTGGCGCTACCGCTACCGGCTGGTGATCGTCACGGTGCCCCGGCAGGCCGGCAAGACCGCGCTGCTGCAGGCCGTCCAGATTCACCGGGCCGTGACCCGGCCGGGCACCGGTGTGTGGATGACCGCCCAGACCGGCAAGGACGCCCGCAAGCGGTGGCGCGACACCCTGGAGACGTTGACCGCCCGCGAGTCGCCGCTGCGGTCCGTCGTCAAGCCCTACCTGTCCGGCGGGTCCGAGCGCGCCGACTTCCCCAACCGGTCGTTCATCGCGCCCTTCGCCCCGGTGCCCAAAAGCCTGCACGGTGAGACGCCGCCGCTGGTGTCCATCGATGAGGCGTGGGCCTACGACGACGAGCAGGGCAGCGCATTGACGGCCGCAATCCGGCCGGCCCAGATCACCATTCCCGACCGCCAGCTGTGGATTGTCTCGACAAAGGGCACCGTCAAATCAACGTTCCTCAACGCATTGATAAAGCAGGGCCGGCTCTCCCTGGATAACCCGAATACGGATATCGCATTCTTCGAATGGTCGGCCGACGAGGGCCTGGCCGCGGCCGACCCGACATCGCCCGAGACGCTGGCGTTCCACCCGGCCGTGGGCCACACCCAGACCGTGGCCGACCTGCAGGCCGAGGCCGAGGCCGAGCCCAACCCGGCCAACTACCGCCGCGGGTTCCTGAACCTGGAGACGGTGAGCGAGGACACCGTGCTGGACCTGGACCGCTGGGATGAGCTGGGGCCGGCCCAGGACGATGACGAGCCGCCGGCCCTGTCCGAGTCGGTGCTGGGTTTCAGCGTGTCCCGCGGCCGAGCGTCGGCCGCCATCTGGCAGTCCTGGGACACCCCCGATGGGGTGCGTATCCGGCACGTCGCGGACGGCCCCGGCGTCACCTGGCTGCCCGAGCGGCTGGCCCAGCTGCGGCAGCTGGGTGCGCGTCGGTTCGTCACCGAGGACGCCGGCGACACCCGCACGGTGACCAAGACCAGGGCCATGACCGACCTGGGCCTGGACCTGGACCAGCTGACGGTGCGCGACTACGCCACCGCCTGCGGCCTGCTGCTGGGCCGGGTGAAGGACGGCACCATCCGGCACGACGGCGACGAGCTGCTGCGCGGCCAGATCGAGGCCGCCGAGGCCCGGCCGATGGGTGGCGGCGTCGGGTTCAGCGAGGCCCATTCCCGCGGCCCCATCGACGCCCTGAAAGCGGCCACCCTGGCGAGCTACGCCACCGAGCAGCGCACCGGCATACAGCTGTTCTAAGAAACCGCGCATCCGCGCGCATGGCGCAACGTCGCGCGATCTGTGGCGCGGGATAGCCAGAAATCGGCCGGACACGCCGACACGCGGCGTGTTGCGGCCACCCAGGCCGCCCCATCGTTCCGGGCATGACGTTGCTTGCCACCGCCGCCGAGGCCCTGGGCCTGGCCTACCGCGCCGAGGACACCGCGCCGGCCCCCGAGCCGGCCATCCTCCCGCCGGCCCGCGAAGCCGCCGGCGTCGTCGGCACCCGCGAGGCCATGACCCTGGATAGCGTGTTCCGCGCGTTCTTCGTGCTGCAGACCGCCACCGAGCAGCTGAGCCTGGACCAGTGGACCGGCGGCACCAAGGTGGACACCCCGCACCGGCTGGTCACCAAGCCCGACCCGGACCGGCACCTGGCCGACCACATGGCCGAGACGACCACCTGCCTGGCCGCCCGCGGTAATGCGTTCTGGCGCATCTACCGCTGGCGCGATGACGAGCCCATCGCGCTGCGGCTGCTGGACCCGCTGGCCGTGGTGCCGTGGACCAACCGCCACGGCCAGCGCCGTTTCACCTACGAGGGCAAGGACTACACCCCCAAGGACATGGCGCACCTGCGGCTGGTCAAGCTGGCCGGCCACGGCAACGAGTTGGGCCTGGGGCCGATCCAAGCCGCCCAGCGTGGCCTGCGCGGCCAGCTGGACCAGGTGGGCTACGCGGACGGGTGGTTCACCCAGGCCGGCGTGCCCAACGGGGTGCTGTCCACCGACCAGCACCTGACCGACGACGAGGCCAAGGCGTACAAGACCCGCTGGATGGCGACCCAGCGGGCGCACGAGCCGGCCGTGATGGGCAAGGGCCTGGCCTACCGGCCGCTGCAGCTGAAGCCGGCCGAGGTCCAATGGCTGGAGACGCGCAAGTTCGGCGTCACCGGCGTGGCGCGGCTGTTCGGTATGCCCTCGCGCTACCTGCTGGCCGCGGTGGACGGCACCAGCGACACCTACAGCAACGCCGAGCAGGAGGACATCGCTTTCGTCCGCTACACGCTCATGCGCTACCTGCGCGAGTACGAGACGACGCTAGACCAGCTGCTGCCCCGCACCACCACGGTGCGCGCCAACGTGGACGCGCTGCTACGGACCGACACCCTGACCCGCTACAAGGCCCACGAGATCGGCATCCGGGCCGGGTTCCTGCTGCCCGAGGAGGTCCGGGCCATCGAGGGCCTGCGCGCCGACGTCAAGCTGCCCGACCCCAAGCCCGCCCCAGCCGCCATCGAGCCGGCCGACACCGACCAGGAGAGCAACGCATGACCACCCGAGACGTGATGACCGCCGCCGAGCGCTACGGCGAGCCCCAGCTGCAGCGGCGCGAGTTCGTGACCCGCGCCGCCGCGGCCGAGTCCAAGCGCGAGGTCACCGGCCTGGCCGTGCCGTGGGGCCAGGAGGTCGAAATCTTCCCTGGTTTCTTCGAGCAGTGGGAGCGAGGCGCAGCCGAGTCCCCCGAGGACGGAACCAAGCTGTTCTGGCTGCACACCCACCCCATCGGCCGGGTCACGGCCGAGGACGCCGACCACGCGGACGGGTGGGACATCACCGCCCGTATCTCCCGCACCCCCCAGGGGGACGAGGCCCTGACCCTCACCGAGGACGAGGTAGTCACCCGCATGAGCGTGGGTTTCCGGGCCACCGAGTGGACCGAGCGGGTGGACGACGACGGACATGTGCACGTCACCATCACCCGCGCCGTGGTCCCCGAGGTCTCCCTGGTCCCGTTCCCCGCCTACTCCGGGGCCAAGGTCACCGGCACCCGTTCCCAGCAGGACACCACCCCCAACCGACCCCAGGAGGTCACCATGCCCGACACCCGCACCAACCCCGACAACCTGGTCACCACCGAGCAGCTGGAGCAGCTCGGCACCGAGCTGCGCGAGGGCCTGACCGACGTGCGCCAGAGCGTGGCCACGCTGCCCGAGGCGTTCGGCGGCACCCGCGCCGACGACGACACCGCCCAGGCCCTGGCCCTGGCCGGTGAGTTCCGGTCGATCGGTGACTACGCCGCGGCCCTGGCCAACGACAACGACGACCGGCACGAGCGGGCCGCCGACCTGTTCACCCGCGCGGTGACCACCGACGACACCATCACCAGCAAGGGCACCGGCTGGGTGGGCGACATCATCAAGATCATCAACCGCCGCCGGCGCATCCTGAACCTGTTCGGGCACACCTACACCCTGCCCGCCAAGGGCATGACCGTCGAGTACGGGTACCTCAAGTCCAACACCATCGACGTGGCCGAGCAGGTCAACCAGGGCGACAACCTGGTGTACGGCGAGGTCAAGCTGGGCCAGGCCAACGCCCCGGTCAAGACCTTCGGTGGCTACACCGAGGTGCCCCGCCAGGTCATCGAGCGGTCCGACGTCGGATACCTGGACTTCGTGTTCGAGGCGTTCGCCGCCGCCTACGGCCGGGCCATGGAGCTGTACGCCCGGTCCGTCCTGAACGCCGGCTACGCCGCCCAGGTCGCTGTCGCCGGCGACGCCGGCGTCACCGCCGCCGGCGCGGCCATGGGCGCGATGACCGACCTGGACTGGATCAACCTGGTCCTGGACGCCGACGAGCAGCTGGACGAGGCCGGCCACGCCATCAGCGGGCTGCTGGTGTCCAAGCAGGTGCTGCGGTCCATGGCCGCCATCGAGGCCAAGGACCGGATGCTGCGCTGGTCGCCCGCCGGCCCCGGCGAGAAGGCCGCCGGCACCCTGTACGTGCGCCGCGGCGGCCCCAACGCCGAGTTCGTCGGCATCAACGTGGACGTCAACCCGGCCTGGTCCGGCACCGAGCAGGCCATGTTCTACGACGAGCTGGCGATGAAGACCCGCGAGGCCCCCGGCGCACCGTTCCGGCTGCAGGACGAGAAGATCGTCAACCTGACCAAGCAGTTCAGCGTGTACGGGTACGCCTCCAGCTGGGTGCAGGCCCAGAACGCGCTGCTGCCGGTCAAGTGGGCGGTCTGAGCACCCCATGACCGAGCTGTCACGTGAGGCGCTGCAGGGCCGGCTGGACGAGCCGGGCGGCCCTGCAGAGCTGACCGTCACCCAGGTGCTGGACTACGCCGGCGGTGGCGACACCAACCGCGGCGAGCGGGTGCGGGCCGAGGCCATCGAGCTGGTGGCCGACCAGCTGCTGGTCACCGTCGAGCTGGTCACCGTGGTGCCACCGGCGACGCTGCGCCGTGCGGTGCTGCAGGCCGCGGCGTCCCTGTACGCCGCCCAGGACGCCCCGCACGGCGTCCTGGGGTTCGCGGACCAGGCCGGCGCACCGGTGCGTGTCTCGCGTGACCCGCTGGCCGGGGTGCGGCCGCTGCTGGCGAGCTACACCGGCGGTGGGTTCGCATGAGCCTCATCGAGCAGCGCACCGACCTGGCCACCGCCCTGGACGGCATCGAGAAGGTGGCCGGGCACCGCACCTGGCCGGCCCGGCTGGTCGCCCCGGCCGCGGTGGTGGACGAGGGCACCCCGTACCTGTCCCCCAGCTCGGCCAAGTTCGGCGGCTGGGACGTGCGGCACGAGGTCACCGTGGTGGCCCGCCCGGCCGCCGACAACACCGTGGCCACCGACCAGCTGTGCCAGCTGCTGGCCGCCACCGTGCAGGCCCTGGAGGACGCCGGCCACGACGTCACCGAGGCCGGCGGGTTCTTCCCGCTGGACGTCGCCGGTACCCAGCACCTGGCGTGCCGCGTGTCCGTCACCACCGTGGTGGCCGGCGACGCCCTCACCTGACCCCAACCACCCCCACCGAGAGAAAGCGAGCAAGACCATGGGTAGCACCCGCATCAAGGGCCGCCGGCTCATGCTCACCATCGACGGCACCGACCACTGGGCCGACATCGTGAGCTGTTTCATCGACAACGAGGAGAAGGACCAGGAGGTAACCACCTACGAGGACGCGAGCCAGCCCGGTGGTGCCCGGCAGTTCTACCTGGAGCTGACCGCGATCCAGTCCACCGATACCGCGTCGTTCTGGTCCACCGCCTGGGACAACTCCGGTGCCGTCGTGCCGTTCATCTACGCCCCGCACGGCAACGAGGTGCCCACCCCGGCCCAGCCGCACTTCACCGGAAACGTGCAGATCGGCCCGCCCCCGCGCATCGGTGGTGAGGCCGGCCGCGACGTCGAATACACCTTCGAGACGCGGTGGGACTGTGAGGGCAAGCCCGTCAAGGACACCGGCGGAGTCTGACCGTGACAGGGCTGGGTGACCGCGTGTTCCGGTCCGGCGGCGCGCAAATCCGCGTCGAGGGCCTGGGCAAGACGCTGCGCGCACTGGAGCGTGCCGGCGCGGACGCCCGAGACATGCGCGACGCCATGCACCGCCTGGGTTCCATCGTCGTGCAGGTCGCCCAGCCCCACGTCCCGGTCAAGTCCGGCCGCACCCGGTCCACCCTTCGGGCCGGCCGCGGCAAGACCAAAGCCGTGGTCCGCATGGGTGGTGCCCGAGCCAAGTACGCCCCGGTCGTGCACTACGGCTGGCCGGCCCGCGGCATCGCCCCCAACCCGTCCCTGGTCCGGGCCTACCAATCCGCCCAGGGCCGCATCTTCGCCCAGCTGGACGCCGAGCTCGAGCGTCTGCTGGCCAACCGCAACCTGACCTGAACCACCACCCAAGAAAGGCCCGGCCATGACCGAGCAGACCACCACCCCCCAGCCCCCGGCCCGCGAGGCCGCCCCCGCCGAGCGCACCCCGATGGACCTGGACCGCATCACCCTGGGTGAGGTCGCCACCATCGAGGACCTGTCGGGCATGTCCCTGGACAGATTCGGCCAGGACGGTGCGCCCCGCGGCAAGTTCCTGGCCGCCATGGTGTACGTCCAGTCCCGCCGGTGGGCCGAGCCGATGACCTGGAAGGAGTGCCTGGACATGCCGGCCCCCGACGCCAGCGACTACCTGGGCCTGAGCGGCGACGACGAGGACGACGCCCAGGAGGCCGACGAGGACGCCGAGGGCCAGGAGGACGAGGACAACCCGTTTCGTCCGTCCTGACCGCCGCCAGGCCGGCCCCACGCCGGCCCGCCGCCGCCGGCTGGACGACATGGCGTGGTTCGTCGTCGCGTTCAGCTGGACCCCGGCCGACTACGAGGCCATGACCGTCGAGCAGCGAGACGCCATCGTCCGCGCTCACCGCCACGCCAACCGCTGAAAGGAGGCACCGCCCCATGGCTGGACAGACCGTCACCGTGTCGGTGCTGGCCGACACCAAGCCGATGGCCCGCGCGTTCAGCGGGCTGTCGTCCAAGCTCGGCCTGGACAAGATCAGCGGTGCCGCCCGCCAGCTCGGCAAGGCCGTGGCGGCCGGTGCCGTCGCCGGCGGGGCCGGGTTGGGTGCCCTGGCCGTCGCCGGCGTCCGCGCCGCGTCCGACCTGCAGCAGTCGGTCGGTGGCGTCTCGGCCGTGTTCAAGGACAACGCCGGCCAGGTCGGCCGCTACGCCAAGGCCGCCGCCGGCAACGTGGGTCTGACCAAGAACGCTTACAACGGGCTGGCCACCATCATCGGCACCCAGCTGAAGGCCAGCGGCGTGCCCATGGACGAGCTGGCCGGCAAGACGAACAAGCTCATCACCCGCTCGGCCGACCTGGCGGCCACGTTCGGCGGCCCGGTCACCCAGGCCAGCGAGGCGATGGCCGCGGCCCTGCGCGGTGAGTTCGAACCGCTACGCCGCTACGGCGTATCCCTGTCGGTGGCCGACATCGAGGCCCGCGCCCTGGCCGACACCAACAAGAAGAGCACCACCGAGCTGACCAAGCAGGAAAAGGCCCTGGCGACCCAGGCCCTCATCATGGAGCAGTCCGCGGACGCCGCCGGGCAGTTCGCCCGCGAGAACGACACCCTGGCCGGCAAGCTGGAGCGTGCCAAGGCCACCGCCGGCAACCTGGCCGCGGCCCTGGGCACCGTGCTGCTGCCGGCGGCCACCGCCGCCCTGGGGTGGCTCATGACCAACGGGGTGCCGGCCATCGAGCAGCTGGGCACCTGGGCACAGGACCACCTGCTGCCGGCCCTGCAGCAGCTCGGCGCGTGGTTCGCCGCCGAGGGCCTGCCCCGGCTGCAGCAGTTCGGCGCGTTCATCACCGGCACCGTGCTGCCGGCCCTGGTCACCTTCGCCGCCTGGGTGCAGGCCAACGTGCTGCCCCGCCTGGTCGCCCTGGGAGCGTTCATCACCGGCACCGTGGTGCCGGCCCTGGCCCAGCTCGGCAGCTGGGTGCAGCAGAACAGCGCGTGGCTGGGGCCGCTGGTCGCTGCCCTGGCCGGCGCGGCCGTAGCGTTCCGGGCCGTGCAGATAGCGCTGGCCGCCAAGGTCGCCATCATGGCCACCTGGAAGGCCGCCCAGGTCGCCGCCGCGGCTGCCCAGGCCACCCTCAACGCCGTCATGCTGGCCAACCCCATCGGCCTGGTCATCATCGCCATCACCGCCCTGGTGGCCGCGTTCGCCTACCTCTGGGTGACCAACGAGGGATTCCGCAACGCGATGAAGGCCGCCTGGTCTGCCATCGTCAACGCCGTCAAGTCTGCCTGGTCCTACCTGTCCGGGCTGCCGGCACGGTTCAGCGCGATGATGACCACCATCCGCACCACGGTGCAGGTCGCCATCGCCCGCGTCATCCTGTTCTTCGCCGGCCTGCCCGACAAGGCCCGGTCGGCCGCGGCGTCCCTGCAGATCAAGATGACCACCCTGGTCACCGACACCATGACCCGGATGAAGGACCGGGTGAGCAACGGCGTTGACCGGGTGCGCCAGTTCTTCGCGGACCTGCCCGGCCGGGCACGCTCGGCCGCCGCGTCACTGACCGTCAAGATGGGCACCCTCGCCGGCGACACCATGACCCGGATGAAGGACCGCGTGACGCGCGGCATCGACAACGTGCTGGGGTTCTTCCGCCGGATGCCCGGCCGGATCACCGGTGCCCTGGGCAACCTGGGGTCCACCCTGTCCTCCGCCGGCCACCAGCTCATCGACGGATTCCTGAGAGCGATCCGCGCCCGGTTCGATTCGGTCAAGCGCGAGCTGGGCCGGCTGACCAACCTCATCCCGTCGTGGAAGGGACCAGCCGACAAGGACCGCCGGCTGCTGCAGGGAAACGGCCAGCTCATCATCGGCGGCCTCATCCGCGGCCTCGACCCCCGCCGGGTCCGCAAGCACCTGGGCAAGCTCACCAAGACCATCGGCGGCACCCAGCTGCCGGCCCTGTCCGCCGAGCTGCCCGCCGGCCTGGCCACCCCCGCCGGTTCCCCCCGGCTGGCGACCGGCGGCAACCGCTACGAGATCACCGTGCAGGCCCTGGAGCCCACCCCCGAGGTCGGCCGCCTGGTGGTCAAGGCCATCCGCGACTACGAGACCACGAATGGAGCACTCCGGTGACGTTCACCCCCAAGACCTGGCAGAACTACGAGGCCGGCGGAACCCCCATCATCGCCGCCGAGCTGAACCGGATCGAGCAGGCGATTAGCGACGTCTCCTTGTCACACGGGTGGCGTTCCGTGCCTGTTGAGTCCCAGGTAGCCGCCGGCGGCCGTATGCTGCTGCACCGTTCCGGGGTGACCGTGAGCGTGCACTTGGAGAGCGTCCGGCGAGACGCTCTCGGTGGTGACCTGCTGGTCGGGACGCTACCGAGTGGGTACCGACCCGCCCAGCCCCAAGTGTCCACGCCGGCCGGCGGCTTAGTGGCCGGCGTGGCCATGAGTTCTACCGCAACCCGTCGGGTGCAAGTCGGCGCTGACGGGGCGGTGACCATTCTGGGTCTGGCGGCCAACACGTCCTATTGGTCGCTGCTCACGTTCACCACAGACGAGCCGCTGCCCGCGCCGCTGCCTGGGTCGCCCGCATGAGCCTGCATCCAGGGCCTGACGTCTACCCAGGCGCGGCGACGTTCCCCGGCGGACGAGCGCTGCCGGCCGTGCACGAGCGGCTGCGGCTGCACGAGCTGGACGACCAGGGCCAGCTCGGCACCGACCTGTCCGCCCCGGTCGCCACCCTGGGCACCGAGCGAGGCGGAGATACCGCCGGCGTCGTCCTCGAGCCCGACACCGGCACCCTGAACGTTACCCTGGCCGGCGACCACACCGAGGCCCTGCTGCCCGGCACCTACGTGACCCTGGCCACCACCGACGACGGCGGCCACCGGCTGTTCACCGGCCGGGTGCGCCGTGCCCGAGCCCGCACGTCCCTGGACAACCGCGGCCGGTTCCGGCTCATCACCACCGTGTCCGCCGCCGACGCCCAGGTCGAGCTGGCCAAGACCAAGCGCTGGGGTGCCGCCGCGTCGTCGGTCGAGTCCCACCAGGCCCGCCTGAACCGCCTCATGTCGGGCATGTCCGACGTGTCGGCCGTCATCGACTCCAGCCACCCGGACGCCGCCGACATCTGGCACCGTTCCTACCTGCACGAGACGGACCTGGCCGGGCACCTGCAGATCCTGGCCAACGGTGCCCTGCTGGGGTGGTTCGTGGACGTGGCCGGCACCGTCCGGCTGCGCCGCGCCACGGTGTCCCGGTTCGGTGCCTACACCGAGCCGGCCAAGCGGCAGCTGCTGCTGACCGATGGGTCCACCCTCACCGACGCCGGCCAGGCCACGACGGCCGGCTGGGACCAGCTGCCCTACACCGACCTGGTGCACGAGTTCTCCCTGGACGACATGGCCAACCAGGTGAGCGTCCGCCGCTACGGCCGCCGGCCGGACCCGGACGGGTCCGGCGACTACCGCACCGACGAGGACACCTACGGCCCGGTGGCCAACCTGAACCTGACCCAGAAGTGGGGCCGGCAGGAGCTGACCGTGGACTGTGCCGTCACCAACCAGCCCGGCGACGAGCGGGCCGACATCGTGCTGACGAGTCACTACGCCAGCCTGCGGACCCCGCACCTGCGGCCCCGCGAGGTCACCCTCAACCCCGGCCTGTACGGATACCGCGACGTGGAGCTGCTGGACACCATCGGCGTGGCCCACCGCGGCGTCCTGCACCAGCTGTACGTGGCCCGCATCACCCACGACGCCGGCCCCACCAGCTGGACCACCACCCTGACCCTGGGCGATGGCGCGATAGACACCCAGCCCGGCTACAAGACCGGCGGCCCCATCATCACCGACCCCAACAGCGGCAGCTGACCACCACCCTGGAGAGGACCGAACCAATGAGCGAGACGTGGCTGTCTGAGAAGCACACCTGGTGCACCCGCCAGTCCTGGGACCGTAACGGCCGGTCGTTCTTCGCCGCCGGCAAGCAGCGCCGCCCGGCCCGCGTGGCCGTGGTGCACTCCACCGAGACGATGAGCTGGCCCGGTTACGCCGGCGGCGCATCGGCCCCCACCATCACCCTGGACCTGCGAACCGGCAAGGCCCGCCAGCACGTCCCGCTGGAGTACGGGGCACGCGCCCTGGCGCTGTCCACCGCCGGCGTGACCGACCGGCTGGTCAACATCGACGGCGTGGTCCAGATCGAGCTGCTGGGAGCCGTCACCCCCGGCTACCCCGCCCGGTATGGCCACTACGACCTGGTGGGCACGTTCCCCACCGATGACCGGGCGCACCGCTACCTGGGCCGGCTGCTGGCCGCGCTGCACGCCGAGCTGCCCACCCTGCCGCTGCAGCTGTCCACCTGGGGCCGCTGGGTGGCTTACCCCGAGTCCTACGGCGTCTACGCCGACCAGCGGCTGACGTCGTGGCAGTTCGCTGCGGCCCGCGGGCTGCTGGGACACCAGCACGTCCCGGCCAACGACCACGGCGACCCCGGCCGGCTGGTCGGGCTGGACCGGGCCGTCGAGTACGCCCTGGCGCTGTCCTACGGCGACCCGGTGCCCGACGACGACGACCACGTGCTGGTGGACTACCCCGCCGGCCACATCCGTGCCTGGCAGCAGTTCCTGAACCTGCTGGGTTACACCGACCCGGACGGCGAGCAGCTGGACGAGGACGACGAGCTGGGTCCGCTGACCCAGCACGCGGTCCGCACCTGGCAGGACGAACACACCGACGCCGACACCGGCGCACCACTGGACGTGGACGGGCTGCCCGGCCCGGCCTCCACCAAGAGAAGGGACATCATCATGAGCAAGATCACCGAGCAGCTGGAAGACGTGCACCGCTGGAGCGGCAACCAGGGCCAGAAGCTGGACGACGTGCTTGACCGTCTGGCACGGCTGGAGCGGGGCCAGGACGAGCTGCCGGCCCGCACCGTGACCGCGTGGCTGCAGCGCAAGCTGCACGGCCTGGCGCTGCACCAGTGGCTGCGGCTGGGCATCGTGCCCGACCCCGAGCACCCCCAGCACCCGGCCGACCCCGGCACCCTGGGCGACCTCATCCGCACCATCTACACCCAGGTGACCGGCAAGGACGCCCCGCCGCCCTACGTGCACGGCACCACCCGGCCCGAGCCGCCCACCGAGGTCACGCCCGAGCCGACCAACCCCACGTCCTGACGCCCCGGCGGCAGACCCACCACCCCCATCGAGTAGGAAGCGAGTCACAGACCGATGAGCACCCCCAACCGCACCCCCGACCCCGCCAACGACACCGCCCTGCTGGCGGCCGGCACCATCATTGTGCTGGCCACGCTGGGCACCTACCTGGCCCTGACCCTGACCGGCTACGGCGACGACACCACCGAGCTGCTGGCGTTCATCACCCCGGTGGCCGCGGCCCTGCTGGTCATCCGCAAGGTGGACACCGGCACCGCCAAGCAGGACCAGGTGCTGGCCCAGATCGAGCGGCAGACCAACGGTGAGCTTGACCGGCGCATCCGGGAGGGCACCAAGGCCTCCCTGGCCGAGTTCGTGGCCCCCGGCGGCACCGTCACCGGCGGTGGGTTCGAGCCGACCCGCCCGCCCGGCGTGTCCGACCCGGTGCCGCCGCGGGAGTCCACCAGCTGAGCTCAGCTGGCCACCGCCAGGACGGTGCGCCGTAGCGACTCACCGGGCACCGCCACGTAGGCCATGGTGGTGCCCGGTGAGGCGTGCCCGAGCAACTGCTGGACGACCGGCAGGTCGGTGTCCACCAGGTAGGCCCGCGTGGCGAACCGGTGCCGTAGCTGGTGCATCGACACCCCATCGGGCAGCACCTGGCCCACGAGCTTGCCGACCCGCTCGGCCCCCAGGTGCCCGCCACCGACCCCGCCAGGGAACAGGTAGCCGCGCCCCGCGGCCGCGATGACGTCCTGGGCCAGGTCGTCGGGCATCGGCACGGTGCGCTGCCGGTCACCCTTGCCGTGCACGAGCAGCGACCACCCCACCAGGTCGGGCTGCACGTCGTCGGCGTGCACCCGCGCGACCTCACCGCGGCGTAGCCCCAGCTGGCCGGCCAGGCGCACCATGAGCTGCACCCGCGGCTCGGCCGCGAGCAGCGCGGCCCGGAACGCTGCTTCCGGGGCCGGCCTGGGCCGTGGTGTGGCCTGCCCGATCCTGGGCAGCAGCTCGGCCGGGTTCGTGGCCACGTGGCCGACCTGGTGGCCCCACCGGTAGAAGCCCCGGCAGGTCTGCCCGTAGGACCGCAACGTGTTGCGTGCCCAGGCCTTGCTGCCCAGCCAGCTGGCCAGCTGGTCCCCGGTGACCTCCCAGGGGCACCCCCCGAGGTCACCCGCGAGCCGGCGTAGGTGTGCCGCCCGCAAGTTGCGGGAGGTCACGGCGACGCCGCCGGCCCCGAGGTGGTGTAGGTATTGGTCCACCGCTGCCCCCCAGGCAGCGGTACGTGCGTGCGGGTATCTCTGCCTCATTGCGCGTGCCACGGTAACCCCCCTGGGTGACTTTGTCCGGCTCAGACCGCGGCGACGTGCGCGCCGGCGCTGTGCCGCATCGAGGGCGGGTGCCCGGCCGGCAGGGTGCACACCGACAGACCGCCGGCCCCCAACGGGTGCCCGCACCGGTCCACGTGCTCCTCTGCCTGTCGCCGGCACCACCGGCACCACCGGCCGACGTAGGGCACCGGGGTGGCGCACGCCCGGTCCAGCCCTGCCGCCGGCGCGCACGCACCGCACCCAGGGCAGGAGCAGGACACCACCCGACGCCACCGGCTCACTGTGCCGCCGCCCACCGGGTGCACCGCTGGCAGTGAACACTCGGCATGGACACCGACACGACCCAGCGGCCGGTTCGCCGGCTCTGCCCGCACGCGGTCTGCCAGTCGGGTGTGGCGATGTGATCGACCTTCCCCCCGACCTTGTGCATCCAGATGCCCCAGTGCGCGCTCAT